CAGTGCTGAAGGTCGCGTTGGTGTTGTCGTCTAGCGTGCAGAGCGTGCCGTTGGAGAAGATTTGGGTGTTGGCATCGACATCACAGACCACTTGCGAGTTGGCAGGGATCTGAGTGCCGGAGACAGGAACACCGACCGATGATCCAGAGGTGAGCGTGACAATGCGTGATCCGCTCGACCAGCGACCACCCCACTTGGGCTGCACAATGCCCCAACGGTTCTTGATGACCTGATCCTCAAAGCGTCGGTTGACGGCGTTGGAAACATAGGAGGCCGGGATCAGCGCAGGGTCAATGCGCGATACCACTCCAACGAATCCATCGTCGATTGCACCGATTTGAGGCAAGTCAGGCATATCAGCGGTTGGGCACGATTATCTGCCGCACATACTTCTCCTGAGTCGCAACCTTGTCGATCTCCTTGGTCAGCTCTACCTCGCCTAACTCAAGGAACTGGTTCCCAAGGTCGATCTTGCCGTCGACCCGCAGCATCTGGCCGGCAGCTTTCAGCGCACAGATCTCGCAGAAGCGATACGGGAAGGCATAGGCACTAGCCTCCGCGGCATTCGAAAGCAACGGAGGCACCTTACGGAACTCCAGCCACACATACGGTAGGTCGTTCTCAACGAGGATGCCGTCGTCGGTGAAGGTGTAGGTGACCTCCTGCTGGCGCCACGTCACCCGAGGGTCGGCAGGCCACGCCGAGAACGTCTCGCCAATGGTCACAGCCCGGGTGGTGCCATCCGGGTTGGTCGTCTGCGAGACGTTGCGCAGAAACTTGTTCAGGATGCCCCAGTAGGCCGTGTTGGTCGGGACAGTGCCGGCCGGAGCAATGGCGTAGAGCTGGTAGTACTCCTGCGTCACAGGATACAGCACGATCTGGCCGATGGTGTAGGACGTGGTGCTATCCCAGTTGCCGTCGTTGTTGCCGTAGGATGGCAACGCCTCGCCCCAATAGATTGAGTTGAGCGTGCCGTTGGGTCCGCTAGTCGTCGGGCTCTGGCCGGCACCGGGTGTGATGTTGACCCACTGGTAGTACTTCTCCTCGACCGGGAAGTACACCACGTCACCGGCGCTGTAGGTGTCCTGGTAGGAATAGGTCGGGGCAAAGAACTCCTGCTGATACACGGTCTGCTCGGGCCAGTCGAAGCACTCCCAGGCGCTCCGTAATGACATCGAGATGAACGTACGGAAGAAGTTGGACTCCTCGGTCGTCAGCGTAGAGAAAACGCGCCCAGTGAGTTCGCAGGCGCGTTGCAGGACGTAGTCGTAGGTTACGGTTCTCATGTAATGGGCAAGACTATTCGATCCTAGTGATGTTTACATCATTCCCACTTTTCTGGTTTTTCGCATCATGCCAATCGTTAGCCACTGACGAAGGTTGAACATTGTGAAGCCACTTTTGTATTGAAAGAAATGTGGCCCCCATGTTTCCTGTCTTACCTCCGTGCCAATAATTTGTTTTAACACGAATTGATTCACCTATCTTTGGTGAATCAAATACATATCCATTGCAACTAAACACAATGTCTCCATTGATGTATACTTCGAAGCTGTCAACATTAGGATGGATGTGTTCGTCGATTACCGTATTTGGTGGCGTGATAAACAACTGAACCTGATATGGATACTGCCTATAGAGAACGGTTCCAGCTATGGTTGAATGATAACACGGCTTTGATCCCTCAAACGTGTTGATTGGCCTGTTTTCAAGCCACCAGTTTTTGAATGATTCTAGATCGTCGAACTCCATAAACATTATCACCAAGCCTTGCACGCCCAGTACTTTGCCTTCAGCTTGCTGCCAGGCTCGTCACAGTTGAACCTATCCCTGAAAGCCTTTCTCCGCTCAGGAATGTGCTTCTTGATGGTCATGTCAGGATCGCCGAAGCGAACCAAGGCAACCTTGTCGCCTTCCTTGGCAAGGACAGCGAACTTCTTCGACTCGCCGGGAGTGCGCTTGGGCTTGTTGTAGCCCGAGAACTTGTTGCCCTTGTAGTTGATCATTTTGGCAGCACATACCAGCCGGCAGGCAGCGTCACCGTGGACGGCCCCACCAGCTTCTTGTTTGAATCGAATCCGTACACGCTGGCCTTGGTAGGCTTCGCGAGCATCACGGGATCACCGGAAGGGACCAGGACCACCTTGGTCATCTGGCAACCGAGGCAGTCCAGCAATGCGATCAGCCAGATCGTTCTTGAGAGCCTCGGGTGCTTTTCCATGTTGGATATCGGTGGGTGGTGTTTCCCGCAGCCAATCGAGCAGGGCCTTCAGGATCTGGTAGATCCAGTTCACTGCTTCGGATCGGCAGGCTTCTTGAGGTTGCTCTTGATGGACCAGCCGACGCTGGCCAGCGACAGCAGAGCCCCAACCAGCTCGGTGATCTGCTCGGTGGAGGCAACGCCACGAGCGATGAGGAAACCGCCGGCGGCGGTGAGGCCGTGGCGGATGAGGGAGGCGATGTTGGGATTCATTTTCCGAAAAACAGTTTGTAGGTACCGTAGGCCATGCATAGGAACCCCAGCACGGCGGTTCCTAGCTGGACCCACTGGGTGAGGATAGGGGCCAACGATGCAGCGGTCAGGCCAGCGGCTGCGCTGATGGCTACAGTGACGGCGTTGGTCGATGAATCGTTGGTCATGGTTTACTCAGCGGATTTAGGTTGAGCCAGCTTGTAAGCCTCCACAACCGCAGGAGTCCACAGAGCATTCGCGATATTCACAACCTCAGTCGGCTGACCTTCCAGCGAGTCGCCGGGATTGAGCGTGTACTGCGAGGTAATCTCGGATCCAATTACTTTGCCATCGTTGTCGTAATCAACGCCGGTCGTGACAAACAACGAGTTGTTGGCGTTCACCTGCACTGCGACGATATTGACTGGTACGATCATTGAGTGATGGGGCTAGGGGTTTGGCTGTCGGCGTAGGCAGCGACAGCAGCAGGAGTCCAGACAGCGTTGGCAATCGCCACAACCTGCTCAGGCTGACCCGTTAGATCGGAGCCTGGGGCGAGGCAATAGCGGCGGAATGTGGAAGCCTTCACGGCTTCTCCATCTACGATCTGGTCCGCAAGACGGACTTGGAGCGTCGTGTTGGGGAGAACCTCGCAGAGCGAGAAGATAGAGCGTTCGGTGAGCATAGGATTAGACAATGTAAGTAACCGAAATAAGTATTTCTCCAGAAGTATCCATTGCAATGCCAGCCCCCGCCCCACCTCCGGTCGGATATTGCCCAAGCGTTATCACGCTCGTTGCGTTAATGGCATAGCCTGTTGCGATATTTCCTGCTGATAGAGAAACATTGCTGAAATATCCAATGGCGGCGGCCGCAAAGTAATTTGATGCGCTTGAAACTTGAAAAGGAAGTCCAGAAATACGCATATCTCCGGTTCCGGTATGTGCGGTCCAATCCAAAAAAATCTGGCAACTCACTAATCTTCCAACTTTTGTGTATGTTCCAGATTGAACTGAATAAGTTCCTGTTCCAGCCGTTGAAGTTCCGATGATGGTCGGCGTAAACGTCCCCTCCTCATAATCATCCAGCGTGTTCGCGTCGGATGAGGCGACCTGAGTGGCTGGGAAGGTGATGCCGCTCTTGAGTTGGAGAACGCCGCCACCCGCACTCGGAGTCACGCCGAGGCCGAGGTTACCGGAGGAGTCGAGGGTGGCTCTCAGCGTGTTGTTCGTACCAAAGTAGATCGGATACGGTCCAACAGAATGCAACGTAATACCACCAATAGAATCGTTTTGAAGAACAGTTGATCCAGTGATGTATGGATATGCGCCACTGTATCCAGAACCAAGCTGAAGGATTTTTCCTCCGGTGGTTCCGGTTGTTAAATCAATCGAACTGTATGCAGAAGTACCAGTGCTTGGATTGTTTATTAAAACACGATTCTGGCCATTGGTACTCTTGTAGAACTCAGCATCCGCAGAAGGAGTGGAGGTTCCAAAACCCACCCGATTGTTCGTCGCATCAACCTTCAGCGTCGAGGTATCCACCGTCAGATCGCCGGTGATGGTGGCGGAGGCGAGGGTGGCGGTGCCGCCGGCTCCGAGGATCTGGTTGCTGGTGACCTTCTTGGTCGTGCCAGAGGCCGCCATGGACGTGTCCGAGATGTCGACAATCGGCAGCACGTCCGCTGCGGGATCGACCGTGGTGATGGCCGCTAGGGCCGTGATTTTTGTGTCTGCCATGGCTTAGTTTGCTTGGATGATGAGTTTGCCTGTGTCCTCTTGGAGCAGGTAGTCCCCGTTCTCCAAGTCTAAAGAGTCGAAAGTGCCGAAAGTGATGACGATCTTGGACGTGCCGTCCTCGAGGAAGACGAAGAAGTCGTCCTCCTGCAGCAGGTCGCGCCGGATGATAGGCAGGTCGGCGCCGCCGCCAGCCCCACCCAGGGCTTGCTGCACGCCGAGTCCTAGTCCTAGACCGAGACGCATTTTAGACCCACTTGCGGTTGTAGGCGATGATCGCCCCGGAGGATACAGCCACCGAGGTGAAGACGCCCGAGATCGAGTCGCCGGCCTGAATGGTCACGCCGGAGGGGAAGTTGGTGATGTTGGACGAGACGGCGCCGAGGATGGACGTGGCGACAGCATGGATCTCCATGTAGTTGCCGGTCACAGTGCCCGCGGAGGCGTCGATGTACCGGCCACCGTATTCGCCGGCCAGTTGGCGGTTTGATCCGACATTCATAGGGTGAACTTCTGACTACTGCGTTTTGTGCCACCGCTCCATCCAACCTGCAAGCGTGTAGCCCCGCAGCGCACTCGCACCTCGGGGTTATCCCGCTCGACCTCTTTCAAAAATTGGGAGTCCTTCCAGCAATCGTACCCGTACTTGGTGCCCCAGGCATGGTAGAGAGTGGGGTCGATCCGCATCCGTAGCCGTCCGATGCCGTCGATGGCGCGGACCTCGCGTTGCGAGTCCTGGGCGATGCGCTTCTGATCAATGCCGGCTTTGACCCAGTCCTTCTGGATGCCGGATTGGAACTCCTTGATGACGGCGCGGCGCAGTTCGCCGGGCATATCGTCGAGGGCGTTGGCGATGACGGATGATGCGGAATTGTGAGCCATGAAAGGAAAGAGGGGGAGGCCCGGAGTGGACCTCCCCCGTTGTAGACTGATTAGGCGCCGTTGAAGAAGCCGAAACCGCTCGGGTTCTTGACAACGAGGCCGGCAATGGCCTCAACGAGGCGGGCAGGGCCGCCGCCGGCGTCGGGCAGATCCTTAACCTGGGGCAGCTTGGCGTAGCGGACCTCGACCATGTCCATGGGGATGACATAGCCCTTGGTGGCCGTGGCGGTCAACGTGGTGCCAGTGGTAGACCCTAAAAATTGGGTCGGATGCAAAACAAGCCGTCCAAAGTCTCCCTCGAAAAGATCAATGGAGGCCTTAAAAGTGTCGCTAGACAGGTCCTGGTTGAAGGTGCGGACGCTGGTGGCAGCGATGCTGTTGGCGTTGGCGACCTGAGTGACGCCAGAGGCCGTGAGGTTGGTGAACGCACGCTTGAGCGTGGTGCCAAGGATACAATCGTAGTCGCGGAAGGTGCCGGTGGCGCTGTAGATAGCGGTCAGCACGTTCTGGGCAGTGGCCTCAGTGAAGGAAGCCGCGGCGGTAGTGTCGACCGCGCCGGAGGCCGGCAGGAAGGGCGAACCAGAAGCGCACGCGCCGATGTTGGCGGCGTTGGTGCTGTTCAACCAGTTACCCATCGAGCCGGTGCGGTAGGCGTTGCCGCCGGGACCCGTGTCCATCTGGGCGGCTTGGTTGGTGCACATGAAGGTCGACTCCATGTCGCGCTTGATCTCAACGAGCTTCTTGGCGATGCCGTTGGCCAACTCATCGGTCACACCGGCGACCTCCTGGGTCTCGGCAATGAAGCCGATACGCAAATCACGGCGGAAGGCCTGGCCGTAGTTGTTCAGGCGGGTCCGGTTGACCACCGGGTTTGAGGCGCTGGACACGGTCACGTCGGTACCGTCCGGCACGCCACCGAGAACAGGGGCGCCGTAGTTGTCGACCTGCCAAGAGAACTGCATATTGCCGATGTCCTTGCCCTTGGGGGCCATGGACACGAACGGGGTCGACTTGGCGTCGACGATGGCGATGTAGTCCGCCAGATCTTCACGAGCGGCGGAGGTTGAAGCGAGCGGCACAGAGCCGCCCTGGTTGGGCTGAAGTAGGGGCATGGTTTAGAGCATCCTTTTGAGTACTTGGGCTAATTCGGTGGTCGTCCCGGACTTTCGGAACTGCGACTTGGCTTTATCCAGGCCGACCTTGGCCGCATCCTTCTTTGATGCAGGGATTGCGGTCGGTCGACCAGGCTGACTGGGTGCCTTGACCAGTGGGCGGGTGGCAGATGGCTTGCCCTTGGCGGACTCCTGCGCCAGACGCAACTTGCGCCCGGCAATGAAGTCACCGACCAGCACCTGGTACTCCGGCAGTGAGGCAATCTGCGGCAGTTGCCGCAGGACGGCCTGCGCCTCGGTGTACTCGGTAGCCGAACGGTCTTTCCACCATGGGTAGAGCTGTTCCGCGATGGGCTTGATCTGCTGGTAGTTCTGCAGGAAGCGGGCGCGATTCGGGATGTGCAGGTCGATGGCGTCTTCTACACGCCGCTTGATCTGCTTCACGTCATCCGCGCTGTACTCCTTGCCCTCTACTTCGCAGCCGTCGATGTTGTCCTCGCACCACCGTTTAAGATTCCGGGCCTTGCTCCACTCATCGTTGAGTTTCGACACTTCCCAGACATCGGCAAACGGGTCTGCAGCGGACTGCACCGCGGTCGGCCTGTCGTTGGTCTGCTCCAGTTTGGTCTTGGCATCGTTGAGCTCCCGCTCGAGCGCCTCGGCCTTCTCCAGCGCCTCTTTCTTCTGGCGCGTGAGCTTGTCGATGCGTTTGCGGTAGCCCAGCGATTCCTCGTCGCTGTTCTCTTCGGTCTCGGAAAGAACATCCTGCTCAGGCGACTCGGCCTGCGCATCCGTTTGTTCTGCGGTCGGCTCCGCATCCTCGGCCTGATCGTCCACTGAAGTGGCTTCCGGCTCCGGCGCTTGTTGCTCGACGTCTGACGCCTTCTCCTCCTCCCCGCTGAATCGTGTCTTCAGCAACTTGGCCAACGCCGATTCGTCGAACTGCATCGGGTTGATTGGGGGCTGTGCCGTGTTTTTAGACAGGGGCGCTTCCTGTGTCGTTTGGATGTCCATGCTTTTAGACCCTGCAAGCCGGGTATGCTGCAACCATGGTTGTTGAGGCCAACCAAGAAGCCGTTGTGTGAGTGAGAGCCTAGAATTGACCGGAAGTCAAGTCTCTCCCGTTTCGCAGCGCACTGATTTGTGCGATGAGATCCTTGATCGCGGCTGCCCGGCCTGCGTTGTAGGCACGGTCCTCCGCGGAAAGCGATGGGAGGAGGGCGCTGTGTACCTCGTCCCGTAGCGTGTCGTCGATGACCTGGCCAATGGCCTTGAGCACCGGGTGCTCCTCGGACACTGACAGGGCCTCCGAGAGTTGTTCGTCGTTCAGTTTCATTGGACTCCGAGTCTGCCGGTGACGGCGTTCTGCTGCTGTTGCACCGAGAACTGCAGGTTCTCAATGTACTTCTGCAGGTTGGCTTGGAAGAGCGGGTCCTGCTGGAGCTGTTGCTGGTACTTCGGGTTGCTCTGTAGCACCTGCTGAGTGAATTGCAGGCGCATGGCTGCTGTAGGGTCGTTCTCGCGCAATTGGGGCGGGTTGCCGAGGCTCATCAGCGCCACCTCGTCGTTGGTTTCACCGAACATCTTCTGCGCGGCAGGGCCCTGCTGCATGACCAGCTCGCTGGCCAGGTTGGGATCAATGGCCCGGAGAGCCACAGAGATCAGCTTGGCTCGGTCAATGACGCCGGCGGTGTCGAGGGGCAGGACGAGGGTGCTGATGGCCTTCAGCTTCTCGGTGACCAGGTCGGTGGAGAGCTCGCGGATGTCGAACTTCAGCATCACGTCGAAGTCCTGAATGTCGGGCGGGAGCGGGGTGGCCGAGGCCGTGATGCGCTGGATCTCGGCGGGGCCGATGTACTGCAGGGTGAGGGACAGCACCTGGCGGAACGCCTCGGTCCAGCCGTGCAGCCAGTTGTTGATCAGGCGCTGCTGGCGCATCTGGGTGATCACCGGGGGGACCTTCTCGGTCGGGCGCCCAAAGTAGCGGTCGGTCTGGGCCTCGATGGCTGCGATCAGTTGGAAGGCCACACTGGGCTCGCGGGCGGGCGGTTGCAGGAAGCCGATCTCGCCGCGGCGCAGGACCGGGATCTGGATCGCCGGGCCGATCTTCAGGTTGCCGCCGCGGGTCTTGGGGACCTCGATGGGCGGCAGGGTGGCCAGGGACGTGTAGTCGAAGATGGAGTCGCGCTGGGCCTTGACCTCGTGCTGCCAGGTCGAGCAGACCTCGGGCACGCCCCGGCTCTCGGTGATCTGGCGGTGGATGAGCTCACTGCGCCACACCACAAACGGGTACTGCCCGTGCGTGTAGTCCAAGAGGTCGAAGTAGCCCCATTTGTCGCCCACCTGAGGGCTGAATACGGTGTAGAACACGCCCGGGATGCCGTCGGAGTCGATTGATTTTTGGTAGCTATAGACCACCTCGATCAGGTTCTCGCGGTCGAGGATGGAGTTTTCGGCCAGGCCGACAGCAGCGTAGGTGTAGGCCGAGTAGTCGCTGAAACGGCCCATCGTGTTGATCGCCTCCTGGGCCCACTCGGCGTCCCAGCCCTCGGTCTCGACCTTGTTCAAGAGCTCGGCCTCGGTCATGTAAAACCGTCGGAACACCACCCGGGCGGACTGGATGTCGGTGGTCTCGGGCGGGAAGACCAGCTCGTCGTAGGGTGCGAGGGCTGCCACCATGGGCTTGTTGGTGACCATGGTCGGGATGGGGAAGTCGCACTCGCCCTCGGTGCGCAGGTCGCGGATGGCCTTGAGGGCCCGGCGCTTGCGCAGGTTGGGGAAGGCCGAGAGGAGGAGCTCTGCGGATTGGTCGTCGGCCTCGGGATTGGCGATGAGGTTGGGCAGGTCGGCAAGGATGGAGTCCTGTGGGGACTGGGCTGCCAGAGCCATGATCTGGTCCATGGTCAGGTACTGCTCCTTCTGACCCATCTCCTGCTGCCAGGTGACGTGCACACCGGCCCAGCCGTAGGTCCATAGGTACTGGGAGAGCAGCTCGACCTCGCGGGTGAGGTCGTTGTACATCTTCGCATTGACCGTCCAGTCCATCAGGTTGTGCGCGGTGACGGCCTGATCAAGCTGGCTGATGTTGGTGGGGCTGACGCGGAGCATCGAGCGCCAGAAGGAGGTGCTGCAGAGGTCCACGAGGCCGTTGATCACCTCGTCGGCAAGCGGGATGCGGGTGTCGGAGGCGCCGTCCCAGGGGAATGCCGGCTTGTTGCGGTTGGCATCATTCCACTTCT